AATACCTAGTGGATTTCAATTTTATAATAAAACAGCAACAAATGTATTTTTTCTTATTGAGCAAAATGGAGTTGGAATAGATTTAGAAGATTTTAATAAAATTCATAAACCTAGAAACCCAATACTTAATACTTACAACTCATCAGTCTTTACATCTTATAATCTATATAATGCAACATCTAGACCAACTAATACCTTTAATAGCGTTAACTTTGCTGCTATTAACAAATCGGAAGAATACCGGAAATGCTTCAAACCAAAAAACGATTACTTCGTGGAGTTTGATTTTGATGGTTATCATCTTCGTCTCCTTGCTAATCAGATTGATTACTCTCTAACAGAAGAATCAGCTCACAAACAATTAGCTAAAAATTACTTTAATACAGAAGATATTTCTGAAGAGCAATATAATATAGCAAAACAGATTAACTTCCAGGCAATCTACGGAAAAATACCAGAAGAGCATAAAAACTTGGAGATTTTTAAAAGCATACAATCTTATATTGACGAAATGTGGAAAATGTATAAAAAAGAAGGTTTTGTTTGTAATCCTCAATCAGGTAAGCCGTTTACTGGTAAATTAGAAGAAATGCATCCTACAAAATTAATGAATTATATGATGCAATCGTTGGAGACATCAAACAATATTCTAATATTAAAAGACGTATTAAGGTACTTAAAAGATAAAAGGACATTTATAACATTATATACGTACGATGCAATACTATTTGATTTTGCAAAAGAAGATAGTAAAGGAACTTTAGAAGATATAAAAGAAATAATGGAAAGAGGAGGAAAGTACCCTATAAAATTTAAATACAGCGCAGATTTAGTGTTATAAGAATCAATAACTATTTATTTATGTTAACAGACACCAATATAATTAAGTTCGATTATGATATCGATCAAATTTTTACAAACGAGGATATGAGTAATAAACTTTTCTGTACATTCTCTACAGAAGACAACTTACCAGCAACTTTAATTAACATACAGAATAAGTATAAGATCCTATACAGTAAAATCTTTGTACTATACGCAAATAGTCAAGATGAGTATATGTGTACTTATAATGTAGATTTCGGTAATATCGGAACATTCCTCGATAATACTATATTAGTACACAGAAAAAAGGAAACAAACACGTTATATACAATTAACGCACTTAACACACTTATTAAGAGCTTAAACAACGGAAGATTAGATTCTTCTTTTAAAGTTAATTGGCTAGACTATCGCAATAGTATACTACTTACAAAAGGACCTGAATTAAAACGGGTATCTACAAAACTACATAAAATTATCGAGCTTTAGTTGGCTCTTTGATTTATTATTATTATATTAATTATAAGTTTATTTTTAAAACCAGTTATATATATGGACATTAATGCTATCAAGGCTAAATTAGACGCCTTAAACAACAACGGTCAAGACAGAGAGAAGACCGACTACACAAAATTATTTTGGAAACCAGAATTAGGAAAACAGACAGTACGTATAGTACCATCTGCATTTGACCCTAACTACCCTTTTAAAGAGTTGAAGTTTCATTACGGTATTGGAAAGTATCCAATGATTGCTTTATCAAATTTCGGTAAACAAGACCCTATCGAAGAATTTGTAAAAGAGTTACGTAAGACTAACGACAAGGACAATTGGTCGTTATCCGGTAAAATTAGCCCTAAAACTAGAATCTTTGCTCCAGTAGTAGTACGAGGAGAGGAAGAAAAAGGTGTTAGACTATGGGGATTCGGTATTACTATCTATAAAGCATTACTCGCTTTAGCAGAAGATGAAGATATCGGAGACTTTACAGACGTATTGAATGGATGGGATATGGTTGTAGAGATGCAGAAAGGAAACCCTTACCCTGAGACAACAGTACGTATCAAACCAAAACAAACACCTTTATCTGACAATAACGATTTAGTTTCATCTTGGATTAAAGATCAACCAAACCCAATAGAATCATTCACAGAATACGATTACGATTTTGTAAAAAAGAAACTTAAAGAGTATTTAGATCCAAACGCTGTAGAAGAAACACCAGCACAAGGAAATGATAAAAAACAAGAAGATAAACTGCCAGAAAGCTTAGGTCAACAAAAAACAGACTTTACTTTGGAAACAGCTACGGCTGGCAACAAAGACACAGTTAGTAAATTTGATGACTTATTTAACGAATAATGGCAAGTAAACAAGAAACAAAACAAAAGGCTTCTGATTCAATCAAGAAGTCTTTTAATTTAGGCAACTTTAAGAAAAAGAAAGGGTACGCTCTTACTTCTGTAAAATTTAAAGAACAGGATTATATACCAATGTCTCCTGCTCTTCAAGAAATAACATCCTTACCAGGATTCCCAGAAGGACACATTACACTCCTTAGAGGACATAGTGATACAGGTAAAACTACTGCTTTAGTAGAAGCAGCAGTACAATGCCAGAAAAAAGGTATACTACCGGTATTCATTGTTACTGAGATGAAATGGTCTTGGGAACATGTACGAGAGATGGGACTTGAGTTTGAGGAAATGGTAGATGAAAGTACAGGAGAGATATTAGATTATGAAGGATTTTTCTTATACGCTGATAGGGGTACTTTAAATACCATAGAAGATGTTGCTGTCTATATGGCAGACCTAATGGACGAACAAGCCAAAGGTAACTTGCCTTACGATTTATGCTTCTTATGGGATTCTATAGGATCAGTACCATGCGAATTATCTGTACGTTCTAATAAGAACAACAACGAATGGAATGCAGGTGCGATGTCTACTCAATTCGGTAATAATATGAACCAGAAAATATTATTATCAAGAAAAGAAGGAAGTAAGTACACTAACAGTCTTATAGCTATCAATAAAGTTTGGACTCAGAAACCTGAACACCCAATGGGTCAACCTAAGTTACAAAACAAGAACGGGATGACAATGTGGTATGACGCTACACTTATTATAACTTTCGGAAATATAACAAACCCAGGTACTTCTAAAATTAAAGCAATCAACAAAGGTAAGCAAGTAGAGTTTGCTAAGAAAACCAATGTACAGATAGAGAAAAACCACATTGGAGGTGTTCAATCAAGAGGTAAGATAGTTATGACTGCTCACGGATTTATAAAAGACGATAAAAAAGCAATCGATAACTATAAAGCAGAACACAAAGACAGGTGGTTCAAACTATTAGGATCAGATAAGTTTGATTTAATAGAAGAAGGAGATACAGAAGAAGAGACAGTTAATACGAAGAAGATAATTTAATGAGTTATACAGATATCCTGAATAACCTTAAAGAAACTCCACCTAGAGAATTAAACGATCACATCCTTGTAATCGATGCTATGAATATGCTAATTCGTAGTTTTTCTCTACTTAAAGCAATGAATCCATCAGGCGCCCATATCGGGGGTCTGGTAGGCTTCATGCGATCACTAGGATACGTAACACGTATATTTGATCCTACAAGAGTAATAGTAGTATGGGATGGAAAAGGAGGTTCAGCAAACCGAAAAAACATAGATCCTAACTATAAAGCGCAAAGAGCAACCTCTAGAATAACACACTGGGGACTTTACGATACTAAAGCAGAGGAGCAAGAAGCTTTAATAGGACAACTATATAGAACACAGGATTATATAAAATGCTTACCAATACATCAGATTGTAATGGAAAAATTAGAAGCAGATGATATAATTGCATATATTGCTAAACAAGCTTCTAAGAATAATAAAAAGGTAACGATAGTTTCTTCTGATAAGGATTTCCTACAACTTATAGACAGTAATATTAACGTCTATGCCCCTGTAAAAAAGAAGACATTTAACCAAAGTAATATACTAGAAGAAATCAAAGTATTACCGGAAAATTACAACATAGTTAAAGCGTTATTAGGAGATAACTCTGATAATTTACAAGGAGTAAAAGGGTTAGGAATAAAAACTATACTATCCGAATGGAAAAGTTTTACATGGGATTCATTAGCTTCTCTCCAAAACGTTTGGGATCATTGCGAAACACAACTAGAGACTAGTAAAAAACCAAAAAAAATATTTGCTAAAATTATAGACAATTGGGATAGAGTATTAATTAATTATGAGCTCATGAATCTACACACAACAGTGTTGGACGATAAAGAAAAAGAGCATATATTAAGTATAATAAAAAGCGATATACCAGCTCTACAGACAGGCGGTTTCCTGCATTTATTAGATCAAGATAAAATTGAAGGAATCACTAAAAATACACCTTTATGGCTAGAGAATTTCAGAGAGCTATCTACTATAAAGTAAAAAAGTAAAATAAAATAAGTTATAGATGACATTAAAAGCATTAAATCAATACGGAAAAGGATTCCAATTAAAAGTACTAGGTTCACTCCTTACAGATAAAACATTTTTACAAAACGTACGAGACGTACTAATAGACGACTACTTCGATTCAGATGCACATAAATGGATTATTAATCAAATAGTAACTTATTTTGATAAGTACCATACAACAGTAAGTATGGATGTATTGAAAGTAGAACTACAGAAAGAAGATAACGACATATTACAAATAGCGTTAAAAGAAGAATTACGTAACTCATATGAAGCTTCTCAGGAAGATTTAGAATACGTACAAGAAGAGTTTCAAACATTCTGTAAGAATCAGGAGATGAAACAAGCTATTTTAAACTCAACAGACCTACTTAAAGCTGGAGATTTCGACGGTATTAGAAATACTATCGAGAAAGCTATGAAAGCAGGTATGGATAAAAATATTGGACATGAATATAATAAAGATATTGAGACGCGTTATAGATCTGATTACCGTCCTACTATTGCTACTCCTTGGCCTATCCTTAATGATGCTATTCAAGGAGGATTTGGACCTGGGGATTTGGCTATCGTTTTTGGTAATCCTGGTGGCGGTAAGTCATGGACTATGGTTGCTATTGCTGCTCATGCTGTTAAGCTTGGTTATAAAGTCAATTATTACACTTTGGAACTCGGGGAAGATTACGTTGGTAAAAGATTTGACTGCTATTTTACAGGATACTCTATTGATGAGGTTAATCAACATAGAAAAGAAGTCGAAAAACAAATAGCTAATTTAAAAGGTAAACTTATTGTTAAAGAATACGCACCTAAAAGCGCTACAGTAAATACGATAAAATCACACGTTCAAAAATGTGTAGATATGGACCATAAACCTGATATGATCATTATAGATTATGTAGATTACTTGAGAGGTCCGTCAAAAGGAAAAGGTTTCGAAAGAAAGGATGAAATTGATGACGTATTTATTGCAACAAAAGGACTAGCTAAAGAATTAAAAATACCTATACTAACACCCTCACAGGTTAATAGAATGGGAGCAAAAGATTCTATTATAGAAGGAGATAAAGCAGCAGGTTCTTACGATAAAATGATGGTAGCAGATTTATGTCTATCTCTATCAAGACAAAAAGAAGATAAAGTACTTGGAACAGGTAGAATTCACGTAATGAAAAATCGATACGGAATGGACGGTATGACTTACAATGTAAAAATGGATACAAACAACGGACATATAGAGTTTGACGGTAAGACAGATCTAGAAGATTTGGATGGAAGTAGTGATGGACCTACGTTTACCCTATCAAGAGAAAAAATGTCAGAGTTATTTGATAAAAAGTAAAATATATATGCTATTTATGAAAGTATCTCCAATAAAAAGTACCTCTCTATTGGAGATTTTTTAATCTAATAATATTAACAAACTAACAATTTAAAAAATTATGAAAAAAAACATATTCGAACCAAGCGAAGATGTTAGAGGGAATGACTACCCGCACTTACTTAGGTATGCAAACGTAATATGGGAAGCATTCTGGACACCAGAACATTTTGACTATGATAGAGATGTGAGAGATTTTAAAACTAAATTTAAACCTCACGAACAGGAAGCAATGAAGAGGTCTATGTTATGTATAGGAGTAGTTGAAAATAAAGTAAAAACTTCTTGGGCTAGGATAGATATTAGATGTCCTAAAACAGAAATTGCAGATGCTGGTCATGTATTTGCAGGAAATGAGGTTGTGCATAGAAGAACCTATAAACAGGGATTAGACTTATTAGGATTAGATGGAGCGTTTGAAAATATTATGGAAATACCTCAAATAGCAGGTAGAGTAAAGTATTTAAACAAGTACTTAAAAGGATATACATCTAGATCTAATAAAGAATTTACAAAGTCGTTAATACTATTTACGTTACTAGTAGAGAATGCAAGTTTATTTGCTAACTTCTTAACAATATCAGCATTCGGTAAATACAAAAATATATTTACTAACTTTACAACCGTTGTTAATGCAACAAGTAAGGAAGAAGCTATACACGCACAATTTGGTGCTGAATTAATTAAAATTATCAGAGAAGAAAATCCAGAATGGTTTGATGAAGATATGGAGAATAAAATCCGTAGAAATATAAGAAAAGCTTTAAAAGCTGAAGAAGAGTTAATCGATTGGGTATTTGAAAAAGGTGAGTTAGATTTTATGCCAAAAGATGTTATTAAAGAATATACAAAACAGAGATTAAATCACGGATTAGAATTACTTGGATATGAAAAAGAGTATGAAGTAGATAAAGAACTACTTAAACCAACAGAATACTTCGATAGAATGGCAAAAGCACCTATAGCTTTTGATTTCTTCGCACAAAAAAGCACAGATTATAATAAACAAAACCTAATTACAGAAGACGCATGGGATTAAATTTGGAATGGCTCAAAGATAATGAGCAAATAGAGATGTTGAAAAGAGGTTACCTAGATCAAGGAGAAACACCTGAAGATAGATTCCAAACCATATGTGACACAATACAGAAATACTCAGATAAACTAGCAAAAACAGAAGAATCTAAAGAATATGTAAAAGGTATAGGAAAAAGATTTGAAAAGTACATAAGTAAAGGCTGGACATCACTCTCTACTCCAGTTCTACGCTCATTCGGCTCAGAACACAACCTACCAATAAGCTGTAACCACTCAGTTATAGAGGATTCGATAGACGGTATCTATAAAAGATTTTATGAAACCGGTATTTTAGCAAGTAGAGGAGCAGGTACAGCTGTAAACGTATCTGACATTCGTCCAATAGGTTCTCCAATTAAATCAGGAGGAGAAGCTAATAGTGTTATGGAATGGATAGAACTCTATGCAGATATGATGAGTAAAACTGCTCAAAATTCACAAAGAAGAGGGTTTATCACTTTTTACTGTGATGCAGACCATCCAGAAATTATGGATTTTCTAGATATTGGAACAGAACGTATCCCTAAAGATAAACAGAGATTTTTAACCACAGTTACTACAGCCGTAGTACTTCCTGAAGGTTTCAGACAAGCATTAAAAGATGGAGATAAAGAAAAGAGAAAAATTTTTACAAAAATACTAAATACTAGGAAAGAAGCAGGTTTCCCATACATTCTTGATGTTGAAAATTCAAATAAAGGAATATGTCAAGCATATCAAGATAAGGGGTTAAAAATACGCAATGCCAATATTTGTGCCGAAGCTATAGAATACACAGACTACGAAAAAACTTTTGCTTGTTGTTTATCTTCAATAGTAGCTTACTACTGGGATGAAATAAAACAAGATCCTAACTTTTTATTCGATATGAATATTATGTTAGATTGTGTTATCGAAGAGTATATCGAAAAAGGCGAAAAAATACCGGCTATACAAGCTGCTATCAAATTTGCAAAAGAACATAGAGCTATAGGACTAGGAATATCAGCATTTCACTCATATTTACAAAAAGAATCTATAGCATTTGGATCAATTGCATCTTTTAAAGCTAATGGTGAAATTTTCTCTAAAATGAGAGAAGAAGGAGATAGAGCATCTAAGTGGATGGCAAAACATTTTGGAGAGCCTAAGATGTTAGAAGGATACGGAGAACGTAACACAAGTAGAATGGCTCAAGCACCTAAAAAATCAACTAGCTTTATAGATGGAGGTGTAACGATGGCATTTAGTGAAGGTATAGAACCGCATAAAATTAACTACGGTGAGAAAATGGTTGCTAAAATTCAAGTAGAATGGAAAAACCGTGAATTAGAGCAATTACTAAAAGAGAAAGGTAAAGACACAGACGAAGTTTGGAAAAGTATACTTACACACGGAAGTTCTGTACAACACCTAGAATTCCTATCAGAACATGAAAAAAACGTATTTAAGTTATTTCACGAAATATCACAAGTTGATGTTGTTAATTTAGCTGCACAAAGACAAGAGTACATTGATATGGGACAATCTATAAATTTAGCTGTTCATCCAAGCTCACCTCCTAAAGATGTGATTAAACTTCATCTAGACGCATTCGATAAAGGAATTAAATCACTATACTACCAATATAACCTTAATGCCGCACAGCAGTTCTCTCAAGAACTACTAACGTGTAGTGCGTGTGAAGGTTAATATGTTGTTTTTTACTTTTCTCCTATATTTATAACAAAAGAACTCTATGTATACATTATACACTGATAAAGTGGAA